CATCACAATTGATCGTATAGGCCGTGCTGAGTGGCTCCATGTGCCTAATAAGTTGACCCAGTCTCGTCCTGCACAGTACTACATTCAGCGCACGGTCCCTGCCAAGGTATTTTTGTATCCATCCCCCGATGCGACGCAGACTTGGACGTTTGTCTACTATGCAATTCGTCGCATGGACAATGCGGGTGGATTTAGCAACACGGCAGATATTTCTTTTCGCTTCTTGCCTTGTCTGGTTGCGGCTTTGGCATACTACTTGTCTGTCAAAAAGGCCCCAGATCGTATTACACTTTTGAAGCAGATCTACGAAGAAGAGTTTGCTCGTGCAGCAGCGGAAGATCGTGAGCGTTCGGGCTTCTTTGTGGTGCCTACCTACACGCAGAGGTAAGACATGGCCTACGTATCAGGCAAATTTGCTATTGCGCTGTGCGACAGATGTGGCCAACGTTACAAACTCAACATTCTTACCAAGGAATGGACAGGATTTAAAACTTGTCCGGAGTGCTATGAGCCTAAGCATCCACAGTTAGAGCCAAAACGCACAATAAATGAGCCACAGGCCTTGTATCAACCTCGTCCAGAGAGTAGACTTGCAGTTACCGTCTACGTCGGGTTCACGGCTGATACTTCGTTTGCTAGTATTGGAATGATGCCGATGCCGTATTCAAAACAATTGTGGGCATCAGCAGTGCTTGCCCCTGTCAGAACGAGCATCACATGACATATACCGAATTAAAAGCTGCAATCATTGCTTACACTGAGAATCAGGGCCTTACTGAATCTGATTTGGCAATATTTACTCGCCAAGCAGAGCAACGTATTTATAACTCTGTGCAGATTGCTAATTTGCGCAAGAATATGACGGGCAGTTTGACTATAGGAAACAGTTATTTGTCGTGCCCAAATGACTACTTGTCGTCCTATTCTTTGGCTGTGTACTCTTATGCAACTCCCTCGGCTACGGGTTCAAGCGGTGCATTTACTATTTTGGTTTCTAGTGCTACAAATATTAAAGTAGGCCAATCCGTTTTTGGTCTTGGAATTGGCACAGGAGCAGTTGTTTCATCAATTAATGGCACAACCATCACTTTAAGCGTGGCAAACAGCGGTGCGGTGTCTGGAGCGGTTACTTTCCAAGGTGATTTTATTTATTTGTTGAATAAAGATGTAAACTTTATTCGAGAAGTTTATCCAGTTCCGCAGAATACGGGACAGCCTAAGTACTATGCTATTTTTGGCCCACTTTCGTCTAATGTGACGGAGCTGTCGTTTATTGTGGGACCCACACCCGATATAGCGTATGCAGCAGAACTGCATTACTACTACTACCCGCCATCCATTGTAGATGCAGGAACATCATGGCTGGGCGATAACTTTGACTCCGCGCTACTATATGGAGCATTGGTGGAAGCCTACACGTACATGAAGGGGGAACAAGATATGATGGTCTTGTACGATACCAAGTACAAAGAAGCATTGATGCTCTTGAAGAATTTGGGCGATGGCAAGCAACGTGGCGATGCTTATCGTGATGGTCAAGTCAAATTACCGGTGAAATAACGCATGATCACAGCAGGCCTTACCGATAGTTTCAAGGAGCAACTGCTTCTTGGCGTGCATGATTTTGCAGCAGACACGTTTCTGATTGCGCTGTACACTTCTTCTGCTATTTTGGGACCAATAACAACGGTATATTCCGCCACAAATGAAGTGTCAGGCGCAGGCTATGTGGCGGGAGGCATACAGCTTCAAAACATCACGGTAAATGTGGGCATGGGTATTGCATATGTTAGCTTTGACAACCCTTCTTGGCCCGGATCAACATTTGCCACACGTGGCGCATTGATCTACAATTCTTCCAAAAGCAATAAGTCCGTCGGAGTACTTAATTTTGGTGTAGATCAAACAATGAATGGCCAACAATTCATCATTCAACTACCAACCAATGATCCGGAAACGGCTCTTATTCGTATCACGTAAGGACGTACCATGACTAAAGAACTCTCAAGCTTCGGCGACCGCGCAGAAATCAGTATGCAATCAAACGTTGCGGGCACTGAAACCGTGGGCATTGAAGGCGTCTACCACGTAGTTTGCCGCGATGCTGAAGGTAATGTTAAGTGGGAAGACCAATTTCCTAACCTTGTAAACGCTGTTGGTAAACAGTTGATGTTGGACACTTTGCTGTCAGGCTCGTCCTACACCACTGTTGGCCCGTTCCTTGGTTTAATTTCTGGTGCAAGCCCCACATTTGCGGCGGCGGACACCATGACTTCGCACGCGGGCTGGACTGAGTTTATTGCTTACACGGTTGGCGGCTCCGCTGTTCGCGGTACGGCATCATTTACATCCGCTACCTCTGCTGGTACAACACCCACCAACGTAACTACTAAAGCTGCGGCGGCTATTACCTACACCATCACAGGTGCGGGTGGTACCGTAAGTGGTTGTTTCTTGGTAACAGGTGCTAGCGCGTCTTCTACGCTTTCAAGCACTACGGGTACGCTGTACAGCGCTGGCGCATTTGCTGTGGCTAAAGTAACTACTTCTGGTGATACCGTAAGCGTTACATACAGTACCACGGCTACTTCTTAATAAAGGGGCGCTTAAATGGCTCTTGTACTTGCTGATCGGGTCCAAGAGACCACGACAACAACCGGCACTGGTTCTGTTACTTTAGGTGGCGCGGTTTCCGGCTTTCAGTCGTTTGCGGTCGTTGGTAATGGAAACACTTGCTACTACACCATTGTAGATGGTAGCGCTTGGGAAGTAGGGATTGGCACGTACTCAACTACGGGTCCCACCCTTGCACGTACAACAATCCTGTCTAACTCCAACGGCAACGTTTCGCCAATTACATTAGCAGCGGGAAGCAAAAGCGTTTTTGTAACGTACCCCGCAGAAAAATCTATTAATTTAGATGCAAGTGATAATGCCAGCCCATTGGGTACGGTAAATTCAGGCACATGGCAAGGTTCTACTGTAGCTGTGGCGTATGGTGGTACAGGCAGAACTGTTGGTAACTATTCCATTTATGCAAATGAGATTCACGTTGGCAAAGACGGAAACGACACAACAGGTGACGGCACTTTAATAAACCCCGTGTTAACAATTACTAAAGCATTGACTTTGGTTGGGGCTGGTAGAAATACGGTTGTTGTGCACCCCGGAAGTTATAGCGAAAGCCCTACAGTTTCAAGCGCAAATACAACAATTGAAACCACAGAACTTACTGGTGCTAACACGCAGATTGCTGGAACATTAACGCTGTCTGCGGCGGCTCGTATTAGTGGTCTCAAGATAACTAATTTGACCATCACAGGGTCTGGTAACACCTACATTTCAAACTGTACCGTAGACACGCAAGTCGTTAAATCAGGTACAAATTATGTTGAGATTATCAACACCGAGTTGCAATGTACTGCAGGTGTTCAGATTTCTGGCGCTGGTACTCTTTCTATTGTAGGAAACAAATGCTGGGCTGTGGCTGTATCTAACGCAAGCGCCAATGTTTTAATTAAAGATTGTTTCCAAGTTCTTACCCCAAGCGTGACGGCCGGAACTTTGCAAATTGATGGTTCTGCTATTTTTGCGGCAAGCCCTGCATCTAACGCTGTGACTTCAAGTGCTGGAAGTTTTATTACGCTGGCAAACAGTTTTATTCTAAACTCAGCAGGGACCAATGTAGAGCGAGTAAGTCTGGCGGGCTTCTACAGTATTTTAAATCTTGTATACGACAAAACCAATTCTACTTTTGCTGGAACAAATTTAAACGCTATTGATTATTTCAGCGTTATCAACGCCGATAGCTTGGTGTTGACAAACGACCTTCCTATTGCACAAGGGGGCACAGGTCAATCAACTGCGGCAACCGCAATTACCGCATTAACTGGAACACAGACTTCTGGTTACTACCTGCGTTCTGATGGTACAAACGCGGCATTGGCGGCAATTCAAGTTGCTGATGTTCCAACTCTTAATCAAAACACTACAGGAACAGCGGCTAACGTAACTGGTGTTGTGGCAGTAGTCAATGGCGGTACAGGCGCATCGGACGCAACAAACGCTCGAACAAACTTGACCGCTGCCAAATCCGGTGCAAATACCGACATTACCTCGGTTGCGCTAACTACCGGCACAATTTCTACAGCCCCAACTAACAATACAGACATTGTTAACAAAGCGTATGCCGACGCTATTGCGTCTGGTATCCACTTCCATGAAGCAGTTGCTTTGGCAACTACCGCAGCGTTACCGGCTAATACTTACAATAACGGCACATCTGGTGTAGGTGCAACACTGACAGGAAACGCCAACGGCGCTCTGTCTGTGGACTCAACGCTTACTATTGCCGCAGAACGCATACTGGTTAAGAACGAAGTAGCTGGCGCAAATAATGGTGTGTATGTTGTTACACAAGTAGGTTCTGCCGGAACGCCATACATCTTGACTCGATCAACAGATATGGACTCTGTAGGAACTGGGGTTGACCAAATTGACGAAGGTGACTTCTTCTTAGTCACAAGCGGCGTAGCCAACCTCAATACCACTTGGGTTCAACAGACCGCGCCTCCAATAACAATT